TCTTGAAAGTCCTTAAACATCTGTTCTACTAGAGATGTGGTGGGGACTACAAGTAATACTTTTTTCTTAGAACCAACAAAAAATCTGACCACTGAATAAATCATAAATGACTTACCAGATGCAGTAGGAGACAGTAATAATTTACGATTATATCTCAATGCATCATAAACTGCATCAATCTGATAATCCCTTGGTGTAATGTTTGGTGCAATGGATTTCATATAATCCCTCACACCCTCTTTGTTTACAAGATCATTTACCTCAAACGGTAAACCATAAAATTTATTTTCTACAAAGTTATACGAATATCCTGCGTTCTCACAAAATGCAATAATTTTATCTAACAATCCTACATAAATTCTCTTTGTTTTCAGATTGTATAGATGTACAAAACCATCCCAGTACTTATTACGGTACTGGGGCATAAACTTAGCACCCTCGACAGCGAAAGTAAATCTATCTTTCAGTTCATGCTCAATATGAGGTTCTGTGGTGATTTTTAAATATACTTCATTAACCTTTTCAATTGTCAAGTGAGACATAACATAAGGATCAGTTATGTCTATTTATTGCATGTTACTGAACTGGTGTTCTAGAATAATCCTATAGAAATTATCTCTCATAGTAATCAATTCCTCTTGTTCCTGAGGAAGTCCACCAGCCCACTTATCTACTGCTTGAGATAGTCCTTTATGAATAATTTTAATAGCTTCAATCGGTAACTCTAGATTATAATAATCTTCCTCCATTATCCTAATCCTGAATTGAAACGCATAAAATCTATACTATTTTTAATTTGGAAGTTTCTCTGACTAATCTGTTTCAAAATACTTTCTAGATATACCAACATGGTGTCATAGTATTCTATCTTTAACGAAACTCCTGAGAGTTTATCATCTGCATCCAAATATTTTTGCATAGTATCTTTATCTCTGATTTTTTTGGGAAATGGATTTTCAATATAGACCTCAGGGTCCGCCTTTCCACTGAAATATTCATATCTTTCATGTCGAATATTCTTTTTTTGTTGTTCTGCTCTCTTCCTTAGAAGAATAATGTTGTTATAAAGTTCATGGTATTTTCCATGAAGAACAGGAATGTTTAGTGATTCGGTATGGAGATTATCCATATCCATTTTGGAATCAGATTCCCACATCTTCTGGATAGTTTCAAGATCAATCATAGATTAGCACTGACTACAATCAATATCACGTATTTCGTATATAGTATACTTGAAAGAAACCTCTGCTGTAAAGAACTCTTCCGACCGTAATGTAGCGTCAAATGTCAGAGTTGTCAAGTTGATGGGAAACAAATCTTTAAAATAAACCTTGAACTTGGGATTGTTCAACTGATCAAGGATGGTAAGTGTACCATCAGAATATAAGTTCAACTGACTTCTTTCTGGTTGTCCTTTATTGTATGGTGAGTCTTGTTCTTGAAATTCATAAATCTCTTTTAAACTTTCAGGGAAACCCAAACCTCTTAACCAGTTCTGAATTTCCATGTAGTTCTCAAGGTTAGAATCAACCAAAAATCTAAGTCTCAGATCTTCAAACTCCAGTTGATCACCTGGATATGGAACCTCTTTCAAGTAAGTGTTCTGAACAACATATGGTAAGTTCAGACCAGGTAATGTGACCAGGTTACCATAGTAAGTAACTTTAGGTGCTCTCTGAACCTGAAAAGAAAATCCACTAGGTGTTAGAAAGTTTCTATTTGTAGGTTGTCCTTTTGCTCCGGCAATTCTTACTGACATTAGACAGACTCATTAACAATTGTTGAATTGGAAAGTGCTTTTGGTGTATAAGTATAATCATTAATTGTCACTGTAGAATTTTTGACCGCAGTTGCACTTGACTTGGTACTGAAAACTTTTCTTTCATCATAATTATCAGACCAATGACTCTCATTCACATAATAAACATCTCCATCTCCAATTTTTTTGGGTGTTTTGATATGGTATGACATCTTAATATGGATAATTATTAGTTATTTATCTGTACGCATAAAAAAAGACCCCCGCGAAGGGGGTCTGAAAGGACAGGTTGGACAACCTGAACCACAACAACCGTTGTGGGAGTAACTCACTGTTATGACTGTTTTTAACTATTTATCTTTGACCATCTATATCCACCTGCAGCCTTCTTCTTACCACTACAAGCAAAACTTATCATAGCAACACACACATTAACAGAAGCTGCAGCATCAGCCATACTATCAAATATTTCTCCTGTATCCAGGTTGATAACTGGTTTGGAGACTGCCTTTGATAGTTTTCTTTTCTTCTCTTCTGAACAGGGGTGACCAAGTGTTCCCCCATCTCCGCCCAGTGTTGCATTGTATTCTGGTTTGATTTTATCAATCCAGTGGACTTCTCTTTCTCCTCTAATTTCTTTATCACACTCTTCTAATATTGTCCAATCAAAGTTCTCCCTACCATACTTACGGAGGGCATTTGGAAATGGTAAGTTTGAATCACTATTATTTGCATACCACCAATGTGTGCAAATTCTTTTTCTCAACTTATCGTAAGTTGTTTGACCAATATATTTCTTACCATTGACTTTATTGGTTGCCTGATAGATATATGCCATAAAGATTATTTTCAGCTTCTTGACTTATTTAGAAGAGTATGCATAAAAAAAGACCCCCCTTGTGGGAGGTCTGAAAGGACATGTAATACAACCACTGCCGCAGCAGCCGTTGGATTTACATAAGATTTTTCACAGCAACACGTCTGTAGTAACGGTTGGAGTTGACACGAAGACGGCCAAGACCCTGAGTAGTACCTTCTGCAAATGGGTTTGCAACAATACCATAACGGGTCTTAAATCCGATTTTCGGCTGGAAGGAATTCTCTCCAACAGCACGAACCATCTGAAGTGGAACGTAAGGACAATAGAACAGACCAGCGTCATAAGGTGAAGAACCCTTATAACCAACAACGTAGTACTGGTTACCAGCAGAAGCGTTACCTGAGGTCAGGTTAGCTGCATATGGGTCAATATAGACCTTGAACTTACCATTGATAGTACCAGCGAAGGTGTTGCCGGTGTCATCAACGTTCAGGTTAGCGTTCAGAGCTGGGGTGTAATCGAGGATACCAGCCATGGTGAGTGCGGAAGCAACGTCTGCAGAACACAGAATCATGTTGCCCTTTCCTCTACGAGTGCGTTGTGCAATCGCGTTGGCGTCTCTTTCGATTTGGAACAGGAGACCCTTGAACTTCTCAACAGACCAACGACCGTTGGAGTCGATGTCCAGGTCAAATACACCAGCAGTAGCAGTGTTAGAAACAGCACCTTGCTCAGCAACCTTATAGATGGTTCTGATGACTTCTCTGTTGATCTCAGCGAGGATCTCAGTAGAAAGAATGTTAGCAAGTTCTGCTTCAGCGTTCAGACCGTGGATAGCCTTGAGGTCTTGGGCGAGTTCCAGTGAGTACTCAGCCTTCAGAGCTCTTGACTTAGCGGTAACGGTGACTTTCTCAATCGAGAAGGCCATCTGGTTGAATGCATTAGCACCTGTACCATCCAGGTTCTCAGCATCACCAGTCTGCATACCCTGACCGACATCATAGCCGAGGGAGTTAGCAGTACCGACAGGGTTCAGAACAGCAGGGTTGCTACCAGTCTGTGAGGTAGTACCCAAACCAGCGTTAACGTCGGTGAAACCACCATTCAGATCGAAACCAGCATCCTGACCTGAATAGGCGGTATCAGCTTCGTTGAACAGTGCTTCTGCACCCGATTGTCCTTCGCCTCTCTCAGAGTAGCGGGAACGCATTGCAAAGATCAGTCCAGTAGGACCACTCATTGGTTGAACACCAGCCAGGTCATAAGCGACCAGGTTAGGCATCGAACGACGGATCAGAGAAATCAGTACGGGGTCGAAACCTGCAACTGGACCAGCTGGGGTTGCGGAACCACTAAAACCAGCAGGATTGGATCCAGCAGAGTTAGTGGGGGATTCCATCAGGTTGATGCCTGATGAGAATGCTTGCTCCTCACGGAGGAATTTTTCTTGGTTCTCGAGCAGGACAGCGGTGACAGCTCTTCTATGGTTGTCCTTGATTGGATCAAGACCCTCATAGTCGAGAAGTGGACTCCACTTTTCCTGCAGATGCTCGGATTGGAACATTTGCTTTTACCTATAAGTTAATTGTTTGTTTGAATGAATGTTAAATTCACTTTTTGAATGCACCCAGTGTTCTGAGATAAGCGTCCATACTGGTTCCAATAGGAGCTGGTGTTGAATCAACACCCTCAGACAAGGTTTGTGGTGCTTCTGATTTTGCTGTAGTAGTTCTGGAGAAGTATGACTCCTTCAGAGTCTCCAGCTTTTCACGATATTCTTCCTCACTTTCAAACTCAACACTTTCGGCAAGTGAAGCGAGCTTCTCTTTCTGAGTTGATGCGAGACCCTCTGAAACGGAATCAAGGATTCCATCGGCTACTGACTCTGCCAGACGCTGATTCAGGGAGATGTTCTTATCAATCTGCTCGTTGAGTTTTGTCTCCATATCATCAAGTTTTTCTACCATGCTCTCAAGCACATCATATTTATCTTCAGGAATAGTTACATAATGTTCTTCAAAAAGTCCCTTCATACCAGACAGGAAGGACTCAGTCATTTCAGTCTTGAGACCATGCTCGATAGCGAGTTGGTTCTCAGTCATCCATTCTTGAGCAACATACTCAAGATAGGAATCAACACGCTCTTGAAGTTCACCCTTGAGTGATTGGGCTTCTTCAGCCAACTTCTCTGCGTATTGTGTTTCCAGGGTTTCCTGGATTTCTCTTACCTTAGCGGAAAGAGCGGCTTCAAAGATGGTCTTAGCCTTTTCTCTGAATTCTTCGGAGAGTTCTTCACCACCGAGGAGAGCATTAACATCTTCTTCGATGTCATACTCTTCGGTTTCTACAACGACCTCATCGGAAGTTTCGATTTGGTCCTCTTCAAGAACCTCTTCTTCTGTTGCTACTTCTTCTTTGGCCATTTTTTTCATTGGATCTGCTGGTTTTGCTCCCTTATTGACTACGTCCTTGACAGATGCGATCTTAGGCTCTTTGAGCTTTGCAGAATCGTCATCAGGTTTGTAGTTCTCGGGGGTAGGACCACCAAGATCTTCGTATGAACCAGATAATCCTTCGCCAGGATTTGAGAGTTGCTGCATTGGGTCGGCGGCTTTGGCGTTCGCATTCACAGCAGTTTTGGATTGCTCCATTTCTTGTAGATCTCCACGAGACATTTGAACTTTCTCCGATTAACCTTATTTA